CCATTGCGCACCATGCGCTCCATGCCCAGGACCGCCCATGCAGCAATGGCCTCGGCCTCGGAGGCCAAGATGATCTTTTCGATGTCAGGGATCTTCTTCTCTTCCGACACCGGGTGATCGAAACGAAGTATGAGCCAGCGCCGGTTGAACCCGTCGGTCGTGTCCTTCGATTTCGGAAGGACGTTCGACGCAAACCAGTGCGTACACTCAGGAATGAAGTTGAAGATCTGCTGGCCCTTATACTGACCCTGCAACTGCGCGCCGCTCGTGATCTTCTTCAGCATGTCGCCGGGGATGAAGCGCGTTTCCGACAACTCGCCGGCCTCGTTCATCATGGCATTGTGCAGTTCGGTGACCTTGAACTTGTCCTCGAAGTCGTGCGGAGGCACTGATGAGACGCAGGACGGAGGCAAGAGCCCCTTCAGCATCTCGATGATGCGCGTTTTTCCGCTCTTGGCGGTGCCGAACAGGCAGATTGCGCGCTCATAGGTCTTCCCACGGCGGAACATCGTGACCGCCATGGCCTCCTGGAGGGCAGCTACTTTGTCGTGAAAGTCGGGGTCCTCACCCCAGCAATCGTGCAAAAACTGCTGAAAAAGAGGGAAGTGACCAGCAATTTCGGGCCGATAACGGTACGAAAGCACGTAAGTGCAGCCGAATTTGGGGTCATGAGGCAGCAAATCGAGGTTTTCGGTGAGAAAACCGTTCGCAAAGTTCAATCCGCGCACCTCGATCGAGTGCAACTGGCCTTCGCACTTCGTTTTCATGCAACGAAGGATGCCTCGATGATCAGACTCCTTCCGAGCGGCCGGAAGCTCGCCATACTCCTCGGCGATACGCTTGAGGAGCTTCACATCATCCATTTTCTCCCAGAATGCACCGCGCCACTGCCACATGACGCCCTTCCAGTGCCGGATTTCCCCGAACTGGCGCTCGTCTTCGAGCATCGCCTCGGCAATTTCGTTCTGATTTTGCCCTTCCATCTCACCTTTCTTGAGTTCTGCGAGCCGTTTACGCAGAGCGGTGATCGGAAATTGACTCTGTGAGGTCTGCATGATGTAGCGAAGCAGCCGATCCACTTCGAGCGCGTTCATATTGACGTTGCGCGCGATATGGCTGAGCCCAATTTGCACCGCCTGATCCCACTCTGGCAGCTCGGGCTTACCAATGCGATCAAACTCACCCTTGAGGTAGTCCTTGATGCGCTCGCCGGACCAGACTTCCTGATCGGCGCCGAAGTCGAGACCCAGATTCTTCTTCTCTTCGGGTGTCAGACCGGTGTCCCAGCCGATCGGCAAGCGGCGCTGATGCGGACCCATGACGTCGCGCACAAGGAATTCGATGACCTTTTTCTGAGCCTTGTCGACTGACAGCTCATCACCGGCGACCCGCTCGGTGTAGTTGACGACCCAATGCTCCATCTCACCCAGAGCTTCGACCAGCGTGCGCTCGCCGCGCGTGATCGCCCGGGCGAGAATGCCCGCATGCGAGGTCATCGCATTGTCGCGCGCACCGGCCGGCACGAAGTGGGAGATCTTGAGCGCATTGTTGCTGGTGACTTGATACCCAGCCTCGTTCAGCGCGTCACGCAGCGTCTGCTCGAACCCCTTGGGCAGCGCAGGCAGCTGATCGAGAACGGTGAGCAGCTCGCAATTGGCGGTGTAGGGTTCCCGGGTGTCGGGATGGATCGACGGCGGCAGCGCGAATTGGCCCGAACTGGCAAAGACCTGGAGCAGGGACTTCGTGCCGGACAGGATGTTGAACGATCGCTCGCCATTGTTCTGATAGACGACGATGCAGCCTTTCTTGCCGCGCCGCTTCCACGGCGAGATGCCACACACCTTGTTGACGATGTCCATGACGACCGGATCGTCGGTGTCGATGTCGATCCCGACGAGGTTCGATGCGATGCCCGCAGGCACACCGATGTTGTGGTTCGGGAACGCGGAGAGCCAAGCGGCCTGTTCCTCGGCGCTTGGCATCACGAGACCATAGTTCTGCCACTTCGGAATGGCCGGGCGCTTCTCGCTCGGCTTCAATGGAATGACAGGGATGCCCTTGGCCCAGTATTTCGGTGCCCAAGTCTCGAAAATGCCGCCGCTCATGCTGCCCTCGCGAATTCGCCAAAATGTTTCTTCGCCGCTGCTCGATAGGCCGCGTGCGCTGCAATCTCTGTGGGGAACCGGCCCAGATAGTGGTTCTTGCGGTTCTTGGTGATCTGAGCCTCGTAGACACCCTCTTTGATGAACCGGGTGCCTTTCAATCGACCTTCGCGCCGACCGTGCGTGTTAGCTTGGTTCTGGGAGTTGTTGGCCAGTCGCAAATTGGTCCAGGCGTTGTTGGTGCCGATAGTGTCCCGGTGCTCTACGATCAGCCCAACGGGTGGCCACTCACCTGTCATGAACAACCAAGCGAGCCGATGAGCGAGGACTGTATGGCCTCTGATGGTGATCTTGATGTAGCCGTAAACTGAGACGCTACCTGCGACGTCTCCGCGCCAATGGCCGGTATTGCTGGTCTTCCAATAGAAGTGACCAGTTACTGGATCGTAATCCAGCAACTCCATGTATTCCGCTCGCGTCACTGCTTCACCGTTTCGAGGTGAGCCAGTCGCTTCATGAGATCCGAAACCTGATCCTTCGTGCAGACCTCATCGAGGAACGTCATGATGGTTCCTTGGAAGTCGGCCATCTCCTTGAGCGTGAAGAGCCGCTCCTTGAAGGTGATGAGCTTCTCGATCAGGGTCGTCTTGGCCTTGAAGTAGGCCAGCTTCTCTGAATGATCCTTCGTCTGAAGCGTTCGACCGAAGTGCTCAATGTCGCTGAGCAGCTGTTCGACCTGCTTCTCAAGGACGAGACCTTTGTCCTCGGCGTCCTCGAACAGGTTCGGAGCCGGCGCCGGTGCGCCGCCCATCGACTTGCGAAGAGCTGCTTTGAAACTTTCGGTGTAGGGAGCGTCGTCCAGGTACGACGGATCGGCAGTCATCTGGAGGATGAGGGATTGCAGAGCCGTCTGCATGCCTTCATCGAAAGGCGGGAAGAATTTGTTGGGCATGGAGAGGTATCTGGGTCGCCCAAAAATCAAACCCAACAGGTATTAAAACTTGCCCGATAGGCTTTCACACGAGAAAAATTCGTGTTTTTCCTTCTCGTGATTCCCATTTGAGAGCGGTGATCCGCAACTCTTTTCTACGGGACTTCACGACTGGCCTTCATACTAAGTTCGCCGAAGACAGCGAACGGATGTCGATGTCTCAATGGATCGAGAAGCATACTCATCTGAAAAAGAAGCCTTTTTCGTTTGAAGGCTACGAGTTCCAGCGACAGATCGCCGACGACATGCACGTCGACCTCGCGTGCAAGAAGTGCTCGCAGGTCGGTCTAACCGAAGTGCAACTGCGCAAGTTCCTCGCATTCCTCGCTCGGCACACGGGTGTGACAGGAATCTTCACTCTTCCTGACGACATCATGTACAAGCGCGTCTCCGCGACCCGTGTAAAACCCCTAATAGGCAGTGAGAAGGTGTTCAACATGGGCGACCCGCAGCCGATCCGGCAGCTGGGTCTCTATCAGATCAACTCCTCGTTCGGATATTTCACCGGGAACAAGGAGTCGGACGCCACCTCGATCCCCGCCGACCTGAAGTTCCACGACGAGTTGGACCTCTCTGACGACGAGATGATCTCGCTCTTCTCCTCGCGCCTCCAGAACTCCGACTACAAGATCGACCAATCCTTCTCGACGCCGACATATGAGGGCTACGGCATCGATGGCAAGTTCCAGGTCTCCGACCAGCACGAGTACCTGCTGCGGTGCCCGCACTGCCGCCACCACAACATTCCGCTGTTCAATCCCGAGTTCGTCACGATCCCCGGTCTTACGTCGGACATCAACGATTTCATCGACATAACTGACGAAATGGTCGATGGCATCGACCTGACCAAGGCCTATATCCGCTGCGAACGCTGTGGCAATCCGCTCGATCGCCACGCCCCATCGCTGCGCGAGTGGGTGCCGAAGTTCCCGGGCCGCAAGGGTAGGGGCTATTTCGTCCGTCCGTTCTGCACGTCGCGCCTGTCGGTCGACTACATCATCGGCCAGATGCTGAACCACAAGCGAAAGGACACGATCCGCCGCTTCTACAACACGGTGCTCGGCGAAGCCTACAACGACACCAATGCCCGGCTGAGCGAAGCGCAGATCCGCGCTTGCATGAAGACGCCGAATGTTCCCGAAATCACGGCCGGCACGCCGGTCTTCATCGGGATCGACGCGGGCATCACCTGCCATATTATCCTGGCGACGCAGACGGGAGCCTTCCTGTTCAAGCAGGTGCGCGCCGACGACCTGCGCGACGAGATCGTCAAGCTCCGCAAGGACTACAACATCGTCGCCGGCTGCATGGACCGGCATCCGCAAACGACTCTGGCCAACGACGTGCGCGAAATCTCGGATGGCATCGTGATGCCGGTCGAGTACCGGGGCACCGCGCCGCTCCACTTCGTCAAGGACGAACTGGAAAATATCTCGCATCTTCAAGGCAATCGCACCTTGATGATCGACGCGGCGGCCAATGTCATCCGCCGCGAGAAGATGACCTTTGCCGGCTATGGCCAGCACAGCTCACTCCTGGTCGAGCACTTCCGTGGCATGGTCCGCGTCGAAGAGCCTGAGATCCCCGCGATCTGGAACAAGGTCAACGAGAACGACCACTTCTTCCACGCGCTCGCCTTCCTGCTGATGTCCATGCGGATGAAGGCGGCGATCGAGTTTCACGCCGAAGCCCCGAACATGATGTTCGGCATCGCCAACGTGAATATCCAGCAGTCCGTCATCCCCTCCCTCAACGTCATCGATAAGCGGCGCAGCGCCCCGCAACTTGGAGCATTCTAATGGCCACCTTGGCGAACATCCTCGCAATCATCGCTCCCAAGAAGAAGACCAAGGCGGCTGGCACCGGCCAGACGGGCACCTACAATGCCCAAAACCCGGAAACGGTCCTGACGCTGCCGACCTATCGGGAGCATCTCACCGACATATTCACTTCCCGGCAGGCGAACGACAGCCGGACGCTGCTCAAGGACCTGTTCAAGACCGACCCCGACGTCTCGGCGGCCGTGAACTCGTACCTGACCCTGGCCGACACGCCGCCGATCATCCTGGTGCGCGACCTCGAAGGTCAGATCGACCGCGATGCGATGAAGACCCTGAACCAGATGATCAAGAACCTGACGGTTCCGACCGACTACACGCAGGGCTTCCAGATGAAGGCCAACCTGCGCACGCTGACCGAGAACTTCCGCTACATGGTGCTGCTGCGCGGGTCGCTCGGCACCGAGCTGGTCTACAACAAGGAGCTGAAGCCCAGTGAACTCCGCAACGTCGATACGGCGAGCCTCCGGTGGTACGAAAAGACTCCGGGCGTCTACAAGCCGGCCCAACTCCCCACCGGGAGCAACACAGAGATCAGCCTCGACATCCCCACCTTCTTCGTCGCCCACTTCCGGCGCGACCCAACGACCATCTACAGCCAAGGGCACTTCGTCTCCGCAATCAACACGATCGCCGCCCGCCAGCAAGTGATCAACGACCTCTACCGGATCATGCGCGTGACCGGTTACCCACGTATGGACATCAAGGTGGTCGAGGAAGTGCTCATTCAGAACGCGCCGGCCTCGGTCAAGGCCGACGCCGCGCTCCTGAAGGTGTGGTTGCGCGAGCGGTTGAACGAAGTCGCGTCGTTGTTCGCCAATGTGCGGCCGGATCAGGCCTTCACCCACTTCGACAGCGTCGAGGCGACGATCATCAATGACAAGAACCCGGGCGTCGGGATCGACGTCAAGGAGGTCATCGAGACGCTGAACTCGCAGAACCAAGCCGGCCTCAAGACCATGGCGACCGTCATCGGCCGTGGCCAGCAGGGCGCGGGCGTCGCGACCATCGAAGCGCGCATCGCCGCGATGAACGCCGACCAGCTCAACGCGCCGATCGCCGAAATCCTGAGCAATGTCTTCTCGTTCATGCTGCATCAAACCGGCTACCAGGGCTTCGCCGAAGTCACATTCCAGCCCGTCGAGCTGCGCGCCGCCGCCGAGTTGGAACCCCAGCTGGTCTTGCGGTCGAGCCGACTGCTCACTGATTTGTCCCGTGGCCTGATCACTGACGACGAATATCACCTGTGGATGTACGGCCGCATCCGGCCGGACGAGGCGCCGGAGCTGAGCGGTACCAACTTCATGGTCGAGGAATCAATCGACGCTTCAAAGGCAAGTCCGAACGCCGATCCGATGGGCGCAGCTCTCACTCCGAAGGGTGGCAAGGCGGCCAAGGGCAACGCGGTGAAGACCAAATCTTCGTCGAAGAGCAAGAAGTAAGATTTTTTCCGAATCTACAAGTTGGGGCTTTTTTCCCTCGGCACATATCTCCAGCCGAGATGAAACAGAAGACTAAGACGCCTGCAATCACTGCCAAACTGCAAAAGGCCGTGGGCGATGATGTCAATCTGGATGATCTCGCCGTCTACGAGGCGATCGCGTTTAATACTCTCCCCATTCGGAAGAGCAGCGCGCTCTACAACAAGGCGGTGGCTGAACGTGGAGTTCTTCTGGAGATGGCCGAAAGGCTGTCGAAGGAGAGCCTGCCGGTGCAGATCATGCACGACGGCAGCGAGCTTCCGGTAGGCCGAGTCTTCTTCGGTGAGGTTCAGAACACCAATCTAGGTTCCGAACTTCGCGTCCTGTTCTACGTGGGCAAGGACGAAGCGAAGATCATCGAGAAGATCGACGCAGGTATCGTCGATCAGGTCTCGGTTTCGATCTTACCGAAGCAGATCCTGTGCAGTGACTGCGGGTTCGACTTCCTCGGTGCGTCTTCGACCTTCGAGAACGTCTACTCCGGCAAGTGCGCAGAGGGCCACACACTAGGGCAGGGGCACACCCACGCTCAACTCGTAGGCCTCGATCAGTTCAACGAAATGTCCCTTGTCGGACGGGGTGGAGCGCAGAACGCCCGCATCGTCAGCAAGGAAGATCAGAGGCTCGCCGCTTCTGACAGCAAGTCACACCTCTTTTTGAACGTCAACGCGAGGACTGCCCTTATGGAACTTGAAGCCCTGGTTGCCCAACTCACCGACGCGAAGGCTGCTGACGCAGTCAAGGCCGGTGAGATCGTCTCCCTCAAGGCGACCATCGCCACGCTGACCGAGAAGGTCACTGCGCTTCAGGCGACCATCGACGCCGCGCCGGACGTCGCCGCGAAGGACACCAAGATCACTGGCCTCCAGGCGGAACTCGACGCGACTGTCGGCGCCCTCTCGGACATCGCCAAGCGCGTGCTCGTCGCCTCCGGTGACACCGATCCGAAGCTCCCGGCGAAGGCCGCGGAACTTGTCGCTCTCATCACTGAGAAGTCTGCCTCCATGTCCGCGCTGATCGTGGCCGGCGGCAAGGCTCTCGAAGCCGCAAGCAAGTCCACCAAGGACGAACCGAAGCATTTCAGCCTCGGCGCGTTCCGCAGCGCCTAATCCGAAACCTGATCAGGAGATAACGATCAATGGCTACCCCGTTCCACACGAATGTTTCCCTGGCTGGTTACTTCCATGAGGATTCCCAGTTCACGGTACTCCTCGCGTCCGGCATTACTGCCGCCGACGTAGGCAAGGCTTTGGCCAAGGATGGCACCGTCGCCAACCGCTACAAGCTCGCCGCCGATGGTGAAATCGTCGAAGGCCGACTTGAGGTCGTCGAGTCCCGTACTGTCGAAGGTACGCTCGTCGGCACGATGGCCCGCCGGTTCTCCAACTGGCTCCCTGTGAAAGCTGCGGACGCACTCGCGCCCGGCGACCGAATCCTCGGCGCAGGCAACGGCGAAATTCGCAAGTCGCTCACGACCATGGATTACCGCTGGGTAGTCAACGAAGTCACCGGCGGCTTCGCCTCGGTCATGGCTTCGTAAGTTCAACGCATAGGACGGAAGGAAAAACTCTCCAATGTTGCAATCACTGACGAACATCAAGCGCCGTCCTATTGAGGCTATCCTCTCAGGGCTGCTCAGCGACAACCCGAGCGAGTCGCAGAACACGGCGGCCAAGCTCATCGCCGAGGCCCAGTCCTTCGGGATTGGTCTGCGCGACTTCTTGACCCTAGCGGTCGATGTGCGCGGCTCCGCGAATCCCGAGCGTTACCAGGACGGCAAGGGCCTGCTCAACGGCTATCATGCGGCGCTCAGCTTCCTCAAGCTCCCCGTCAAGGACGACTTCGAGAACGGCATTACTCTCGACCTCGCGTCGGACACCTTCCAGACCTACGCGGGTACCCGCGCACTGTTCCCGGAAGTGATCGACGACATGGTCCGCTGGAAATACCGCCAGCCGGTCCATGAGCGGATCGATGCCCTGGTCGGCTCCAGCCGCACCATCAATGGCGTCGAAATGATCTCCACTGTTGTGGATGACGTCGCCGCCGACTATCAGGTCGTCAAGGCAGTCGCCGAGCTTGCCCGCGTACCGGTCAAGTCGATCCGCACCACGCAGAACGCCGTGAAGTTCTACAAGCACGGTGGTGGCTACCGCACCTCGTACGAATTCAGCCGTCGGGCCCGTCTCGACATGCTGACCCCGTACGCGGCCCGCATGAACCGCGAGATGGAGATGTCGAAGGTTGGTGTTGCAACCTCGCTCCTCATCAACGGCGACGGCGTCCAGGCGGCGGCTCCGGTGGTTGCACAATCTTCGTACAACGCCGCTCTTGGTGTGAACTCGACGAACAACTTCATCAGCTACAAGCATCTCCTCGCTTGGTTGGTCGCTCGCGCCCAGGCTGGTGTTCCGATCGACACTGTGGTCGGCAACTGGGACGCGTACCTCCAGTGGCTGCTCATGTTCGCGGTCGTCGATGCCAACGCTGGCAAGAGCGATGCGGAGAAGGTTGCCCGCGCCGGGTTCTCGATGGGTGGCGTGCCGCTCGTCAACGGCTTCGTCAACTTCGCCCTCTCCACCACGGCTCCGGCCAACCGCCTGATCGGCTACTCGAAGGCCGACACTCTGGAAGAGCTGGTGGAAGCCGGATCGGTGATCTCGGAGAGTGAGACCGCCATCCAGAACCAGTCGGTCACCTACGTCCAGACCGAGAACACGGGCTACCGTCTGCCCTTCGGCGACACCCGCTCGATCTTCAACTACGGCGCGTAATCGTGCCGACGTATTGAGACCCACGGGCCTGTGGCAATCGCCACAGGCCCAATTCTTTTTCAGGAGCATCAAATGAAACTCATCGTCAAAACCACAGACACCTTCATGCTTTTCGACCCAGAGTCTGGTGATCTCGTATCAGAGAGCCGGCCGTCGGTTGTGAAGGAGTCTTCGTTCATCGCCAACCGTATGTCGATCGGCCATCTCAAATTGCTTGGTCAGGTCAACGACGACGCGACCGACAGCGAATTTGCCAAGACCTGGGCGGAAACCAAGGACGACGAGAAGCTCGCCATCGAGTCCTTCATCTCCGAGTACCCACTGCCCGCCGTCGAGGGCGAGGAGCAGAAGGGCGGCAAGGGTAAGGGCAAAGGCAAGTAATGGACTACATTGCTGGAATGGCAGGGCAGTTCTCGGTCGAGTACCGGAACGGTCGTGATTTCGTCATCCCGGACCCGGGGAGCGCAAGCTATACGCTCTTTGACAACGCCGGCATGCCCATCGCCGGCCATACCAGCATCGACATCGTTACGGATGCCAACACCACACGATCACCGCTGAGTTTCGACGCAGCGGTGTTTGCCATCGGTGGCTCGCTTCGATTCGAGAAGCGCACGCTGATCGTCAGCTACAACACACCGTTCGGTCCCAAGGTCGACAGGCATCAGCTGCGTGTCGTCCCGCTGCTCAATTACTCGATCACGCCAGAGTCCGTGCGCGCCTTCATTGGCATCAACCCGCACGAGCTGCCGAACGAGGACGTCGATCTCTTCCAGGCCTATCTGAAGATCGAGAACGTGATCACTGAGGCGACCCTCAGCGCCGCGTTGGCCTCCGGGACGATCGTAGAGGTCAATGCAAATAACGCGATCCTGTATCAAGCCGTGCTCGACGTTCTCCCGTCGTTGCGACTTCGCGTCGCGCAGAAGGAAACGGACGGTGTCGTCAGCTTCGACCGCATCTCCAAGCTGGACTTTGACAAGCTCGAAGCCACAGTCCGTGGCCTGCTCGGTGACGTCCTCGATGATGTCGGCGCCCGTGTGGTCGAGAACCCGATACTCGCGGTCCTGAGCCAGCCGACTGATCCTGTGACAGGAGAGTAACGTGCCTAGCATCAAGGGCGCTGCCCGGCGCGGTGAAAGCGAATTCCAGACCGACGCCGGCCGCCAGTTCATGGGCACGATCATGACGGCGGACGAGGGCGAGATCCCCGCCTACAACTTCACCAGTCCACGCCTCCTGCTGCGCGTGTCGGTCCAAGCCCAGGTCGCAACCGGAATGCTGATCGTCGACCCGTATGGTCGACGCTTCCTCCTGTCCGACCATGCGTCTCAGACGCTCTATTCCGAGCAGCAGTACCGCGTCCATCGTCTCTATCACATGACCCACCAGCTGGAATGGGAACGAGCCACCGTGGCC